CACAACCCGCCCGACCGCGCGAAACCGTATCGGGTATGTTGGTTGTGCTTTTCTCGCGTTGCCGAGGTCGACGCACCGACTCTAGCACGGCTCAGGCGGGCAGGCAACAGCCCCGAAAATTAGAACAAAACTGCTACTTGACAAACCTAATCGGTTGGGTTATAGTGTGCACATAGACGAGGAGATACAGACATGACCGCAAAAATCGTCGGATACACCAACCAGGAAAGCATCAAGCACGTTGACGTTTGCGACTGCTGCGGGCGCATCGAACTGATGCACGCGGTTCGTGTTCGCACCGACGAGGGCGGCCTGATGAACCTCGGCACCGGATGCGCGGCAAAGATCATCTACGGGCGCAAGACACCGAAGCTTTCCGCAAGGATTGAGGCGCAGGCCAAGGCCGAGCAGGCTGCCAAGGACGCGCGCAACGCGCACTTTTCGGCCCGCGCGACGCGCTTCACCGCCCTGGCTGACGCCGCCGAGCGCGACGGGCGCGATAGCGAAAGCTGGCAGGCTATGTGCGACGGCTTCCGAATTTCGCAGGGCAAGTGGGCGCCAGAGTATATCGCCGAGCACGGCGGCATCCTGGCGGCGACGCGCGCGTGGGCCGCCGAGTTGGAAGCCAAGATCGAGGAGTGAAGATGAAAGACACAAACCTGAACGAAGCCGCCGCCGCCCTCGGTCGAAAGGGCGGCGCGGCCAAGACCGAAGCCAAGCAAGCGGCCAGTCGAGCGAACGGCAAGAAGGGCGGCAGGCCACGAACGAAATACAAGATCGTCTCTACAATAGACGGATACGAGTACTCGGGCGAGTATGATCGAATAGATGCGCTTGGTGTCGTGAAGGATCGAAGGAAAGCCGCGAGCGAAGGCGGAGAACACTGGGCAACTCACATCGAGGCCGTTCCGGTTGAATTTGTCTTTAGGTACAACCCGACATCAAACCGCGAAGAGTGGTCGAAGCCATAGGATATGTATCGCAAATAAACGACGAGGCCCCCGGTGGGGAGGATCACCGGGGGCCTCAGCTCTGCCGCGCCCGCAGAGCACAGGGGGAGCCTGGCGCGCACACCGACCCTGAGCTAACATCGCGCCAGGCCAACGCGGGCTGAGGAGGAACCCGCGAGAGGCGGCTTCATTGCTGCGCCTCTAATGGGATGATATTCAGGTCTGTCCGATTTTCACGGACACAATCTTGACGCTGTCAGGGTTGACCTCGTTGCCGTTGACGAACACGCGCCGTTCGCCAATCATGCGGGCGTGCAAAATCGACGCATAGGCACTCGGAACGATCCAGCCGCCGCCGCGCCTGCGCATCTCTTCGGCGTGCCTGAACGCGAAGTCTGCACCCCAGTATTGGATCTCGCGCATGAATGCGGCGCGGTTGTTGATCGGAAGCCCCATCTTTCGGGCCGCGATCATCCTGCGCGTCTGGTTGAGTTTGCGCCCTCGTTTGCTCATAGATTCACTTGTCTATCGTGCTGTGCCAGAAGTCATGCAGCCACCCGAGCGAACGTTTCTCGTTCCGCTTGTTGTACGGGAAGAAGTTCTCCCCGCGAACGCGGCGGTACTTTCGGTCTTCCTCGTGCGGGGTCGGGATGACGTCGAACGCCGGAAGTTCCGGAGACTCTCCGTCGAGCGTTGCCAGAACGGAGTGCATCAATCCGCGCATCTTGTCCTCGGTCGAGCGCCCGTCGACGTTTGCCCAAAACACGATCAGGTCGTTGAAGTGCTCGAATAGGGCCGTCCGCACTTCCTCACGCGTCATCTCTCTTGGTTCGCTCATACGCTTCCGCTCCATCTATCGATCACGTCGCCCCACTGCACGACGCCGCGGCAGTACACATCGCCGAGTGCCGGATCATACAGCACCATCCAGACAGCAACCGGCGCGGGCACGTTGCGGCGCTCGATGTCACCCGCGAACGTCTCGCGCTCGACCCACACCATCGGCAGCGTGACGGGGATAGAGTCGTCGGGTCCGCTTGCGTCCATTCGGCTTTGGCGCTTCGACGAACAGCTCGCCCACCATCGCAGGAGTGACACCCTTCGCCAGCGCATACACGGCGTCGATGTGCCCGCGAGCCGGGCGCACCTGCACGATCAGGCCCTGCGCGACGGCCTTGGCGAGCCGCGTGCGAACAGCCGTGACCTTGATGCCGTCCGGCTCTTTCGGCAGGATGTCGGTGACGGTGAACGCGCCATCGGGCAGTGGGTCGCGTTCGACGCCGAGCGCGCGGCGGAGTGCGGTGAAGTCGGTAGTCATTCGTGCCTCCCGGTCATCATGATGTCCATCATCTTTGTGGCTTCGGCGCGGTCGCTTGCCTTTTCTGACTCTGGCAGGTCAGAATAGTCGGTCTTCATCTGCCGCCACCATCGCTCGACTGCCCACCGTGGTATGACGAACGTGCCGTTGTCCTGGCGCTCGCACTTCGAGAACATGTACTGCATCCAGCCCGACCACGCCTCGTGGGCGTATTCCGCAAGCGCCTCGGTGATGTCGAGTTTCGCGGCCTTCTGTTCCACCACTTCATGGCCTCCTTAGCCGTGTCCTGGTATCGTCCCCATGCGGAGCACTCTCGGCAGTACGCGCACCATCTCTTTTCGGAGTCGAAGTACATTCCCGCGCGCCCACCGCAGAACGGGCAATCCATCAAGTCAGATACGCGAATCCCGCCGTACAAGCGCTCCATGTGTCACCCGTTGGTGATGACTTCCCGTCGTGTATCAACGGTCTTCCACAGCCTGATCGGATTGCCGTGCAGCGCACCGCCGCGAATGTCGTACAGCGTGACGCCGAAGCAGAAGCGTCCAGGGCTGCGACCAGCCTTGCGCGCGTAGTCGTTCGGGTATTGCAGCGCGGGCGAGACGGACATCCACGCCAGGTGGTCGAGGTCGTCGTCGTACACGGCCTCAAGCAGAGGCGAGTGTGTGTGTCCGCGCACGATCACGTCGGGCATCTTTAGGCCGTCGCGTGCATCGGCTAGCATGATGTCGAGCGCATAGTTACGCGCCGCCGTGTTGCCGCTCCACGAGTAGCGCCCGGATCCGGGTCCGTGGTGCGACAGGTCGAAGCGCACGCCCGCGATGGTGTCGGCGTAGTGGTACGCAGAGTCGACCGCGCCGATCTTTGTGTACATCGACCGCACCTGAGCCGTCAGAAGTTGAGCGCCAGCACCCTCCTCGAACTCGTGCCCGCCCGTGCCCGCCACAAACCGCACCGAGCGCACGTTTGGCAGTCGCAGCCACGGATCAAGCGCCATGCGTGCGATCTCGACCTGATGCGCGGGCGACGTGGCGTACAGCTCCTCTTTGTGCTTGTTGCCCTGCACGACGTCGCCGATGTGCCGCTCGTGGATCGGGCGACCGTCTGCGATCTGCGCGACCTCGCGCGGCCATTCCTCGCCGAAGTATCCCCACACGAGTTCGCTGACCGCCGTCGGGTTGATGACGATAGGCTTGTGCGATGACAGATCCTCAAGCCGCGTCGCGGGGTTGATCGGCGCCAGCTTGCTCGCGCCGTGGGTGTCGCTGATGACGGCGACGAGGCAGTCTTGCGTCGGGGCCTGTGCGCGCCTGCGTGCTTGTGGTTTGCGTTTGCGTGGCATACCTGGATGGTATTGGCATCGCTCGCGCCGCTGCCGCCACTGATGGCGGGAAAACAAAAAGCCCGCAGGCGTTGAACCTGCGGGCCTATGCGCCCCTGCTCCCTGGCTTTCCGAGGGGCGCGTCATCCGGGCGATCTGCCAGGCTCGCACCGGACCGACCACGGCAGTATGCTTGCGTCAGAGGCCGCCGCGTCTATTGAGACTGTATCAGCCCTTTCCGCCAGCCGCACGGTAGGCCGCGATCTCCTTAGCGGACCAGTTGAGCGCATCGATGGCGGGACCGTTGTAGGCAGCCTTGCGGCTAGCGTTTGCAACGGCGTCGATTCCCGCCCGAACAAACAGCCAATCCCACCACTTAGAGTCGGGGTAGGCGAGCGCGATGGACGCCTTCCACGCGGCGTTGATGAAGTCCTGCCACGTGTAGACCGGCTCGGCAATCGTCAGGCCCGCGAACAGGCGCAGCGCGTTCTCGTCGCCGTCGAACACGTCAAGGTCAATCGGCGTGCTTGCACCGAGTACCGTGCCGCTCGACGTGTACTGCCAGAACTTCCACCGACCGAACGGGGCGAGCGCGGCAGGGTCATAGAGTCCGGTTTGCAGCGTGTCGAGTTTCGGCTCTGCGGTGAACGGGTAGCGAGCGATCCACAGCGGATATTGATCGGCCCACGGGCAGAACGGCTTGACGACGTTCCAGATGTCCGGGCGCGTGTAGATGATCGGGCGCCGCTTGTACGCCGTCTCGATGGTGTCGACCCATGTGCGCAGGTTGGTCGCGTAAGATTGAGCCGACACGCCGAGCGAGATCGGATTTTGTTCGAGGTCGCACACGGCGGGAAGCTCGCCGAGGTCGTTGCGGTCGATGCGAGCCAGGAAGAAATCCGCCTGTGCCTTGCCGCTCACGGTGCAGCGAAAATACTGGTACGCTCCGCGCAGCACCTGGCCGCGCGAGCCAGCCCAATTCGCCGCGAACTTGGTGTCGCCGAGCAGCGCGTCAGCGTTGCGGATGAACGCGAACTTGAAGCCCGCGTTTGCGACGCTTGCCCAACTCGTGACCGTGTTCCACGATGACACGTCGATCCCGCGCGTGTACGTCCGCTTGCCAACCGGTGCCGGTGTTGCGCTCGCGGCGATTGCTCCGACGAGACTTGTGTTGAATGATTGTGCGTCGTTCATCTCGTAATCCTTCCATCGTTCGGTGTCGCCGTAGCTGAAGATGCAGGCGCACACAACGTAATCGTCTCGTTCCAATTCTTCGGCAAACGCGGACATATACCGAAAGTACGCACCTTCATCGACGCCGCTGCCCGGTGCGCGCCATCCGCCGCCGACCCACTTGCCGCCGACCTGGATGCGGTCGAGGCCGCACTCGGTGATGGCCCAACGCATGCCGGTCGACAGCGATGGCGTCGCGTCTCTGAGCATCCGGTGACGCAATAGATTGTGCTTGTCCTGCGCGGCGGGAACATTGAACGCACCGTACTCGTGCTGGCCCATCAGCGCATCGCGCCCGCCGCCGTTGGCGAAGTAGGCCGTCATGAACACCGCGAACATCTCGGGCGTGGGGTTTCCGGTAGCGAAGTTGCCGACAACGACGCCGAGGCCCTTGGCCTTGAGGATCTTGTAGCGCAACGCCTCGACGCGCCCGTACCACTGCGCATCGTCGACCGTCGCCAGCTTGACCTCGTTCGCGCCCTCGACCCACAGGTTCGGCAACGGCGCGATGTCCGCCAGCCGCACGAACATCTCGGCGCACGCCGGCGCGTCGCTGAACTCGGGATGCCGTCGCAGGTCTGACAGTTGTTCAATGTCCTGCGGCGCGACCTTGCGATAGATGACGTTGACGCTCGGGTACTTCAGCGCGACGGCATACGCTCGCGCCGGGTCGTCGATGACCTTGATCCACTTCACGCCAGCCTCAAGCGCGCGGTCTGACCACGGCGACGCGGCGGCTTCCCAACAGGCGTCATGGATGGTGAGTTTCATGCGGACGCCCCAAGAATCCGCACAAGCTCGTGTAGGTCGTGCATGTTCTGCGGCACGCGGATAGCGCCTCCAACGTTCCCGAAGTAGAACACCTTGTCGCCGTCATCCCAAAATGCGATTTCGGCGCGCCCGAATTTGTACCGGGAAACGCCTAGCTTAGACACGTACAAAAGGCTCCACCCATCAGCGATCAGCGCCTCAGCCGTGATCGGCGTTCGCATGGCGGTTAGGTCATCTTGAGCCGCAATGAGGGCGTCCGCGTACTCGACCCCGATGTACGCGCGGTGCGCGGCTTCGTTGACGATGCGCGCGAGGTGGTCTGTATTCATGCTTTCCTCAGCGTGCCGCCGCACGACACACACAGTCCGGTCGTGCCAGACGGGTAAGTGCGCCCGCAGTAGCGGCACTCCATCGCTGCCGACGGAGCAGGCGGAAGCGGGGAATGTCCTGCGTTCGGTTCGCTCGGCGGCTTTGCGACGGCCTTGTGCGTGACCGACACCCACGTCCAAGCGTTGTCGTTGGCGCTCAGTCTTTCGAGGTCGAGCCTGATCGCATCTGCAATGTTTGCCATGTTGTGTCCTCCTAACGAAAAACCGGGCGACATCGCCGCCCGGTTAGACTGTATTCAGTTGTTCGAGCGCGGGCAGGCTACTCCGACTTGTCCCACTTATGGACGAACTGCGAGAGCGCCCAAGCCGCCAGGCCAGAGAGAGCCGTCACATAGACGCCGTTGACCGTCGCCACCACATCGGCGGGGAGCTGCGCGAGCGCGAACGCCAGGATCTGCGACACGAACGGCAGGCCGACGAACAGCAGCAGAACGCCGTAGGTCTTCTCGGAGCTGGTCAGCGATTGGAACCACGACCACCGCTCAAGGCCGACCGACACGATCAGCGCGGCGACGGCGGGCGATGCGATCCACTGCACAAACGCGAGCAGCGTGGCGGGAACCTCGATACCGAAGATATTCACGGGTGAGTCCTTTCAACTAAATCAGATTGAGCAACTTCGCGAGAGTCGCACCCACCACAACGGTCAGCACGAACCCGCCAGCGGCATACATGCGCTTGATGTCCGACTCGATCCGCTCGAAGCGCCCGTTTGTGCGCTCCTCGAACCGACCGACGCGACCGATCACGCCGTCTTTGTCGTCGTGACCGTACAGGCTGATGTCATGACGCGAGACGAGATCGGCTAGGGTGTCGATCTTCTCGTTCATCACGTCTTGCTTGACGTCCACATGCCCGACCTTCGTCAGGAGTTCGGACAGCATCTGTTTCAAGGCGTTTTCCATTTCGTCAGGCATACGGCCTCTAAGGGGATGATATTCAGGCAGTAACGGAGCCAGAACCGAACGGAGCGTCTTTGTTGGCGCCCGCTGCGTTCGGCGTGGCCTTGATCGTGGGGATGCGAGCCAGATACGCGGCGAGGTCGTCGGGGTGCCCGAAGGTGATGCGGATCGAGCCGCCGTCGCGGTCGCTGTACTGCGCCGATGACACGACCGCCGTCAGGCCAGCGCCTGCGATGTCGAGCGTATCCGCGACCCAGTTGACGACCTTCGCGCGCACGCCCATCGTCACATCCGCAACGGCGTTCGCGGCGGGGATCCGCACACCGCCCTTGCCAATCACCCAGCCCTTGTAGGTGATCGACCCGCTGACGTAGACCTGCTTGTCTTTTGATTTGCTCAGGTACTTGCGCCCGTAGGCGATGGCCGCCGTGCGTCCGACGCTGCCGAGGTTGAGCGGATATGGCAGGTGTCTCTCGCCGTACTTGACAATCGAGGTCGTGTCCTTCAGCGTGGAGTCGTCATCGGGCGTCACGGTTTGCGTGTTCCCGATGTCGTCGCTGTACGTCACCGCAATCCAGTTCGCAATGCCAGAGGCGTCCTCGACAATCTCGGCGGTGTCTTCGATTTGCCGGTCGTTGATGTTGATTTCCCACTCGTAGCCGGTCGAGATGTCAGGATACGCTTCGGCAAACAGGATCGGCTTTCCGTCATTCGACTGCGAGCTGTCGCGCACACCGTAGCCGATGGGTCCGTAGGCGGTCGTGCCATAGCCCGCGATGCGCGCCAGGATGCCCGCAAGGGCCTCGCGCCCTTGCGTGATGAACGGCTCGACGCTGACGGTCAGTGCGCTCGAAATCTGCGACTCGTCCGCCGACAACTCAGACACCATCGCGCGCACGTCGCGGAACACCTCATAGGCATTGATGTTGCCCGTTTCGGAGTACACCATGAACGGCGTCGCGCCGCTGATGGCGTCGTCGACCTGGCCGTAAATCGTGCCATCGCTCGGCGGTGTCTGGTTTGCCGCCGCCCGAAAGAAGATCATCAGGCTCTGAGACGGCGTCGCCAGCGTCACGTCATAGGTGCCCGTTCCCGACGCCGTGATGTTGAACTCATTGGCCGCCGTCGTGATGTTGAACGCCGTCAACTCCCACGCCTGCGCGGCCTCCTGCATGTCGCGGGATCCCTTGATGCGCTTGATCGTCTCGCCGGTCGGCATGGTGTACAGCAGGCGCCCGTACCACTGGTTTGTAAACGCTTCGTTCTTCGGCGTGAAGCGCAGGCGCCCATCGATGCGGTCGACGGTGACGATCTGCTTGAGCGTCTGGTCGTTGCCGCTGTAGGCGGTCGGCGGCTCGACCCACACGTCAGCCGTCATGCGACTGTCCGCCCACCGCTTTTCTTTCGTGCGGCGCGCCATCACCCAACCCCAGAACCCCGTGCAGCGCAGGCGCACGCCCTTCGACTCCCGGCTGAACCAGAAGCCGACGGACGCAACGAAGCCCTCGTAGACGATCCGCGCGCCGTTGTACACGCGCACGAAATCGCCCTCGCTGAACGGCATGGGCATCGTCGGGTCGCAGACGGTCGAGAGCGTCGCGGACCCGAACCCACCAGGATAGGATGCGTCGAACCCTTCGACCGACACCATGCCGCCGATCCTGGCGGGGTCCGGCAGCGGGTCAAGGGTTGCGCGGTCGTAGAAGCGAGCGTACAGGCGGTTGGTGGGTCGGATCATGGATACCCGACGGGCGATTGGGTGCACTCAAGCGGCGCCCCGCACGGGCCAAGCGAGCGGACAATCCGCGGGCTGTCGCTGAGGATTTGAGGCAGGTAGAGTCTGTGCTCGGCGCTCGCCACGGCCAGCGGCGGCGCGATGATCACGAACAGAGCGAGAGCGGCAATCAGAATGCGCTTCATCAAACAAGACTGTATCGAGGTGTGATCGCTACCTTCGAGAACGTGATGGTGTCGACGGCGTTGTCGGCGATCACCGACGAGTACCGGCCATAGGCGTCGAAGAGGAGGACGTTGTGCGCGTCGGGTTCGAGCGCGAGTTCTGAACCGGCAGACCCGGATTTGTTGTACAGGGCAAGCGTGATCGGGTCGTAGAACTCGGTATACCAGTTGAGGCCGTCGATGGTGGTCTTGGTTCCGATGGTCAACTCGATCATCGGCTTCGGGAAAAGGCAGTAGAAGTCAAGGTCGGTGTTGATGTTGGCGCTGTTCGTGGCGGCCACATAGTGCGCCATGCCAGCGAACGAGACGCGGTTGTAATCGAGGTCCGGGAACACGACGCTCGGGAGCATGATGTCGCGGAAGTACCCCGAAAAGAGCTGCGCGTAGGATTGCGCCCGGATCGAGTCAAGCCCCGACAGGAAGAGCAGTTGGCGCGCCTTGCCGGTTCCCGACGCGATGCGCATGCGTGCGTTTGCGAACCACTCGCGCCCGCCCACGAACCGGTAGAGCTTCGGGTCGCTGGCCCACGAAATCGCCGACGTGTTTGCTGCGGTTTCGGAGGTGCCGATCAGCGTGCGCTTATAGGCGGCTCCGCTGCACGTGCCGTCTGCCGTGCCGCTCTGCTCGGAGTACAGCACGCGTCCGGGATTGATGAACTCGCGCGTTGCCCACAGCCCGAGCCACGCCGTCGACCATGTGGCCGTGACGCCGTTCTCGATCTCGTAGCGCACACCAGCCGGCGCGCTTCCGGGAACGTGCCGCACGACGCACCAGTTGTCGTAACTGGAGTCGTCGAAGCTATCGACGGCGTTGTCGCCGTCCTTGGTCCACAGATACGGGATCGTGTTGACGCGCTGCCCGTCCGCCACGATGGGAGCGATGTTTGTGTAATCGGCCAGAACCTGCGCGGTCGTGAGCGGTTGGTTCCAGACGGTGAAGTCGCCGAAGACCTGATTTTGATGCAGGGCCGGTGTGTTGTCGCTGCCGATGTACAGGTAGTTGTATCCGGCCTGAACGGTATGCGTTCCGCCGCTCGCCACGCTCGACCCGTTGACGTAGATCTGTAGCCGCGACTGATCCCAAACCCAATGCACGACATACGTCACGCCAGCCGTGATCGCCGCTGAACCGTTGATTGAGTTCGTTCCGTCGTTGAACCAGATCGACCCGCCGGTGTCGAAGTACCCGCGAAAGCCGCTGGCGCCGTCATAGAACACGACGAGGTTAGAGCCGTAGCTGGAGTCGGGGATTGTCACCACCGCGCGAATGCAGCCCGCGCCCTTGTTGAAAAAGTCGTCGGAAATCGGCAGGCGCAGAAACGGCGTGGTGACTGTGGTCGTCGAGGCGTGCGCGGTCGAGGACCACGCGCAGCCTGCCATGTCGCCGTGTGTGACCGGCGTGGCATAGCCGACGTTTTCGAGCTTCCACCCACTCGCGTAGAGGATCGTGGCGATGCCCGCGAGGCGCAGCCCGTAGGAGGCCACCGCCGCTGCACCGGTGCCCGCATAGGTGAGCCTGTACCACCCATCGCCGACCGACTTATACGTCGTTGTGCGCGGTGAGCTGTTGTGGATCAACTGCACGACAGACGAGTCGACAACGCCGCCGTCGGGCCGCTTGACGTAGCAACTCAGGGTGTAGGTGCTGACGGTCAGCGTCGGCGACTGATACCAGTCCGCCGACGCGCCCTTGGCTTGCAATTTCGCCGAGCGGACGCCGAACCCCTCGGGGATGTAGCGCGGGTCGCTGTTCTCGGTCGCGACCATGTTGGCGCTGGCCGTCCAGCCCGTGTTCCAGGTCGGGTGCCCGTGGATCGGGTTGGTCATGACGTTGGTCGTCGGGTAGCCGACCACGACGCCCCGGTCGCGCCCCGTCCCGGTTCCGACGGTGTCGTGCGTGATCGCGCCCTTGGCTTGCGCGGGCGTTTGGGGCAGGCCCGTCGCATAGGGCTGAATGGTCAGCGTGACCGGGTTGCGGCTGACGTATCGCTCGCGCAGGCGCTGGACTCCGTAGCCCTTGCCAATGTCGACCGTCCCGTCGACGATCTCGTAGCGCAGTGTGCCGTCCTGGCCCCACGATGGTTCGGGCGTGTCTGAGTTAGGCTTATACGACAGATAGACGGGGTCTTGATCGTCACCCGCCCACGACAGAAACGCGGCCAGGTCATTCAGCCCGCGCCGCACTTCCGCCTCGGTGTTGCCGTAGACGTCAATCGAGAACGACCACGTGCGCGGCTTGGCGCGTCGGTCGATGACCGACGCCGTCCCGATGGCGCTGGCGCTCGTGCCCGCCGCCACGACCGTCGTCAGTTGCACGGCGGGCGGGTTGAAGTCCTGCGAGACGCGATAGCGCCCGCTCGAAAGATCGAGGCTGCGCCCGCCCTGAATGAGTTTGATGGTTGGCGATGTGCCCATGTGTTACCAGTTGTTCGAGGCTGCCGCGCTGCGGATCTCGGCGGCGAGTTTTTGCGACACCATGCGCGCGATCTGTTCGTTGTCCTGTCCGGGTTGGGTCGTGATGAAGACCTGGCCGATCAGCGGCCCGCCGCCCGCGCGCGAGACGCCCACCGGCGTCACGTCGACGCGCTCGCCCGGCGTCAGGTTGACGAGATACGGACGGTCGCCGGATCCACTGCCCGGAACCGTGAACGTGCCGCCCGTGGCGTAGGCGCCGTTGACCGGCGTGACCACCTGCTCAGGCTTCGGCGTGGTCGACGGGGTTGTTGGGGCGGTCCACCCGCCATAGTTCTCGTCTCCGAGTTGCGCCTGCGCCTGCTGAATGGCCTGCGTGTGGGTTGTGATGTTGATCGAAATCTCTTTCGTCGACGGCAGCTTCCCGAGCGCCGTTTCGACATCGCCGATCACGGCCACAGCGTTCAGTCCATGCTCGGCGATGCTCTTGTCGACGGTATCCATCACCTGCAAGGTCGACCCTTCGTACAGGCCCCACTCGGTTGACACGGTGCGAAGGAATGTCATTTCTTCGGTCGTGAAGCCGTCGCGCGCCAGCGACTGCATCATGTAGTCGAGGACGATGGTGGCCGTGGCCTTCTGGTGCGCGGCCTCGTTCTCCTGGATGGCGCGCGTCACATCGTCGTATTGCGTGGTGAGTTCGCCGACCTTCTTGCTGTTGTCGACGTATCCACCGACGACCGTATCCGCCCCGCTGATGGCCGTCTGTTGCTTCTCGATCTCGACGGCGAGTTGCGCCTGCTTGTAGGGGTCGGTTTCATTGGCGAGCTGGTCCTGAGCGCGCGCGAGCTTTTGCGTGGCGAGGGCCAGCTCGGCGGTCGACATGCCGTTTCCCTGCACGTACTCGTAATACTGGCCGTTCGTCCGGTTGAGTTCGTCGATCTGCTGCTTGAGGTCGGCGGCCTGTCTGGTGAGGTCGCCTTGCTCTTCCTGGAACCGCTTGTTTTCGTTGCCGATGGGGTCCGACAGCGCAATCGCCATCTCGTTCTGAAAGTCTTGCGTGCGCTGCGCGACTTCCTCGGCTTTGGTCAGGAACGGATCGAACGCCTGACCCATCTTTTGCCAGCGGTCGCCGAACGCCTTTGCCGAGCGCGCGCCGTCGTCGGTCGCGTCCTTGAGTTCAACGGCCTTTGTCCGCACGCCCTGGATAGCGTCGGCAAACTGACGCGCGAACGCCGCATCGTTGACGAGGTATTGCCCGAAGGCGGCCAGCGGTGAGCCGGATTGCGCGATGCCAAACACGAACTTCGCCAGGTCGTCGTGCGCGTCACGGATCGACGGCGCCCACGTAGACGCCATTTGAGTCGCGGCGGCCCCGAGCCTGATTTCCGCGCCCTCAATCTTTTGATTGAGGATTTCCATCTGCACGTTCAGGAGTTCGGCGTTCTTGGCGAAGTCCTCTCCGATGACCTTGCCGCTCGCGTCGGCGGCCTTCATCAGGGCGCGCAACTCCGACTCGCTCCGCCCCATGACCTCGGCCATGTCCTCAGCGGCGCGCCCGAAGTTCTTGAATAGGAACGTGTTGCGCTCGACGGGCGACTGGAGCGCGTTGTATTGCTTGTTCAGGTCGAGCAGCGTGTCGAGGTTGAGGTTCAACCCCTCTTTCGTCATGCTCTTGAGGATCCGCCCGAGCTTGTCGCTATCAATGCCGACGAGTTCGAGCGTGGCCGCGAGCCGCGACGTGTTCTCGACGGTGTCGCCGGTGAGCTGCGCGAGGTCGCCCATCGAGTCGCCCCAGTTGGCGGCCTTGATGACCGTCGCCTCGAACGCCTGTTGAACGTAGCCGAGCACCTGCTGAACGGCGCTGAACGCCTGCGAGGCCAGGTCAACGGCGGCCTTGACGTCGACAAGCGACTGGATCATGCCGCCCTGGCTGCTCTTGACCTGATCGGCCTGGTCGTCGAGTCCCGCGTAGGATTTCGCGAGCTGGTTGACCTCCGTCTCTTGTTTGTCGAGCGCCACGCGCGCGGACAGCACCGCACCTTCGAGGTCGTGCTGCTTGGCCGGGTCGGTGTTCTGTTCGAGCCGCTTTTGCGCGTCGGCGAGCTTGAGCGCCGACGATTCGAGGTCGTGCTGCGCCTTGGCGAGCTTGTTGACGGCGCGGTCCTGTGCGTCGATCTTGTCGTTGACGACGTCAAGGTTCTTGACCGCGTCGTTGACCAGCGCCTTGACATCAATCGTGATCGCCATGCAATGCCTCTGCTAGCTCGCGGGCTTCATTCAGGAGCGCGGATGCGTCGGGGTTTTTCTTCGTCCACTCCGCCCAACTCTCGGAGGCGGCGCGGCCCTCGTAGGCCGAGTCGATGTTCATTGCCACCGACAGCGCGCGAAGCTCAGACGCAGACGCGGCGCGGCCCCCAAACACGGCAGCCGCGCCGAACATCCTGACTGCGTTGGCCGCCTCCAGTTCGGGCGGCATTTGTGGGCGAGGCGCCGACGGGTTCGACCGTCGTTCGGCCCGCGCCTCGCAGAACGCGTAGACGCGAGCCTTCAGGCGTTTGGGTCATCGCCCTCGTCGGTCTGTGACTTGCTGATCTCGGTGAACAGCCACGAGACGAGCGCGCTGGCCGACGCGCGCGGTGTTGCCGGGAACGTCTCGGGGGTCGGCTGCTGCGGAACGCCCGCCAGGTTCCACGCCTCGACGCACGGGATCATGCCGCGCAGAGCCGCGAACCAGACCTCGGTATTCGTCTTGTCGTCGCTGCGGGCATCCGCGAGCGCCTTGTCGAACGCGATGATCTGCGGGAACGTGTAGCCGTCGGGCAGCGTGACCGTGCCCGCGAACCGCTTGACCGGCGAGGTGATGACTTTGCCCATGCGTTAGACGATGGCCGCCGTGCCCCACGCCGGGGTCGAGCCGGGGTACACCACGAACTTCGCGTGATAGGTCATGTCGTTCGGGTTGACCGTGAACTCGGTGCACAGATAGCCCGTGGTCGCCGAGGACGAGATGCCGAACACCGGCGCGCCCGTCGCCCAGTTGGTGCGGTCGCCGAAGTACACGCCGAGCGACAGCGGGACGTTGAGGCCGTTGATCGGCTGAAGGACGGTGTGCGAGCCGCTGAGGGCCGGAGCGACGCCCGAACCCGAGGCCGCCACAGCCGCATCGGTCGACCACGGGCCATCGATCTCAATCGGCGCGTCGCCCTGACCGGGCAGGGCGGCTTTCACGGCGTCCTGAAACGCCGTCACGTCCTGTTCGTCGTACTTGATGCCCACGACGCTGATGCTGTTGACCGGAACCTCGCGCAGGGTGCCCGCGTTGTCGTCAACCACAAACCGAACCCACTTCGATACAGTTCGACCAGCCATTGCTACATGCTCCTAAGAGTGTGTGCCTGCTCTGTGATAGAGCATGCCGTTAGAACGTTGGGCGGATCAGAACCGCCACGAATGTCACCGAGGTCGCCGACCCGAGGGCCAGCTGCCAGCGCGTATAACGCCGGATCGTCGCCGAGCGCCCGAGCGCAACCGCGCCCCACACGCCCGCCGCCATCGTGATCGAGCCGGTCGTCATGCCCGACACCGCCGAGAAGGACGAGTTGTCGGCGCTGTCGTCGACCGAGAGCGTCGCCGTGCCGTTGCCCGCCGTGATGTGATAGACAAGCACGCCGCCGAGCGACGTTGACGCCGCGCCATCCACTCCCGACGCTGCATTGGCTCCCGTGCGTGCCGTGTTGGCGTTGAGGATCCGGCCCCACGGGAACGGGTAGAGCAGTCCGCCCTGACCATCCGCCGCGACGCCGTCACTGAACGGGATCGTGACCGCGACGGTTGAGCCGCTTTGCTCGGATTGGTACGCGAGCTGCGAGGCGATGACACTGAAGGCCGGATCTCCTTGCGCGGGCACAGCGCGGTCGCCAATGGCAACCGTCACCAGCTGACGCGCGCCGCTGAGAGTCGAGCCGACGACGTGCAGGCCGCTCGTCGCGGTCGTGTCGAACAGACCGTTCAGCGTGCCGACCGCCATACTGGCCTGGCCCGGCAACGCAGACTTGATCTGATCGCTCATGGCGGTTGTGTCCGCCTCGTCAAACGCGTGTTTGAGATCGCCGATGCTGCGCGAGTACCCGCTCATGTCGTACCCGCTGAGGTACACGCGCGCCCACTTTGCAACCGTTCGTCCTGCCATTGATCCGCCTTAGTTGAAGAAGACGTAGAACGCGATCTGAAAAACCGCGCCGTGGCATTTGGAGTCGGCCATGTCTGCCACGACGCCGCCCTGCCGCGCCTGTGTAATCGTGATGTCCTCGCAGCCGTCAATCGTGTCGTTGGCCGCGAAGGTGTTGACGATGTCGCTGATCGAGTCCATCAGCCCCGGCCACCACTCCACCGCGACGCGCCCCGAGCCGATTGGCTCGTAGAAGAGCGCATATCCGACAGTGCACTTGATGGTCTTTTTGCCGTAGCCCGACCCGAAGCTGTCGACCTCGACGGCGTCGAAGGTCACGCCCTGCTGCGGGTAGGGCCTGAACACCGGCCCGTTGCGCAGGTCGACCATCGGCGTCATGCGGTCGGGCGACTCGGCGCGCACCGTCTTGAACGGCAGATCCGCAATCGCGCGCATCACGCGCAGGAGGTCGAACTCACCAGCCATCGCCCACCAGCTCGTCTGTCGTGGCAAGCGTCAGCTTGATGTACGGGCGCAGGCGCTCGTAGGCCGCCTTGGGGACCGCGCCGAACGGCGTGACCACGACGCCCGCCGCCGTCACCTGCACATTGCCGCCTGTGTTCTGCCCGGTGCGTTCGAGATAGGCCACGGACGCGATTTCGAGACACGCCGCGCGCGTGTTGGCGATCACGGCCAGGCTGTACGGATCCGTAGCGGTGCGGTCGCAGTAGCCCCACGACCCATCGAGCGCGATGACGCCCTCGGTGTTGCCGCTGTTGTCGGGCATCCAGACAATCGCCGCGCCCTGCTTGAGGATGATTTGCGTCTTGACCGGATGATTGCGCGGGTTGAGGTAGTAATCGGCGGTCGTGACCGTCGTGCCGTCGCCGTTCGTGACCGACGTCAGCGACAGGCAGTCCTCGCCGAGATCGAGCGCGCGATTGTTGACGCTCGACGCGAATCCGACATACCGGGTTTGTGTGTACGCGTAGAACCAGCGCCCACAGATCGCGTCGATCATGCGCGATGCGCCCTCGATGATCTGCTCAATCGCCGTGTCGTCGGTGTGCGCCGCACTGAGGATGCTGCGATGCGCCTTGAACTCGGGGAGCGTGCAGTAACCGTTCGTGATCGTCACGGCTTCGCCTTGCGTGTGCGCTTGACGGGAGCCGGTTGCGGCTCCACTTCGGCGGCTTCCTCAACAGTCGGGATGAACTCGGCATACCCGGCGTTGATGAACCGGTACGCCTCGTCTTCGTCTTGCCAGTCGAGCACGTCGCCCTCGCAGCCGCCGCCGTTGGGACCGTTGAGGGGGACGAGTAGCTTGATCTTCATGGGTGTCTCAGAGCGGGGCGGGCGTTGGTGCTACCCGCCCCGCGTCAGTCTGTTGCGAGGCTGTTAGGCCTGGCGCAGGTAGTAGAAGGCTTCCGCGAGCAGCGGGGCGCCGCCCTGGCGCTTGGTCGCGAAGATTCCGACCTGGCCGTTGGCCTGGTACAGCCACGGGTTGCGGGTCACGGTCAGGCCCGCGCGCTCAGCGATCACGTACTGGCTGAAGTCGCCGAGCAGGATCGTCTTGGCCGTAGCCGCCATCGCGGGCATCTGGGCCGTCTGGAACACCGGCATGTTGTAGAGCACTTCGTCGCTGCCGATGCCACCGTCACCGTTGCCCGAGCCCGAGCCCTGCGGGGTGTTGTTGAACAGGAACTGATTGGCGCTCGTCAGGCCCCGGATGTAGCCGAGGGTGGCGCGGCGCATGATCAGCTTGCCGTTGTCGGCATAGCGGTCGCCGATGGTGTAGATCAGGCTCACCAGTTCGGCGGGGGTGATCGCCGCAGCGCCCGCGCAGGTCACGCCGAGGGTCGCGCCAGCCAGCGCGCCCGCAGGCTGCGACGTGCCCGTGCCGTTCAGGAAGTAGTTGTTTTCCCAAGCGGCGAGGTTGTTGATGATCTGGTTCTCAAGGAACATGTCGAGGTTCGACTGCGCGTCGTTCAGCAGTTCCTCGGACACCTTGACGAGCTGCGTGGCCTTGTAGTTCGTGATCTGCACGACCGACAGGGTCGGCTCGCTCTCGCTGGCCGCGCCCTCTTCGGCGACGATGGCCGTCGCGCTGGAGGCGTTCTCAACCGGGAACTCGGTCATCTTCAGGCCGGTCTGCACGATGGTCGCGCCAGCCGCGCGCACAACCGACTTCTCGCGCAGCTTCTCGCTGATGCGGGCATAGAACCCGTCGGGCACGAGGTAGCCGCCTTCGCTGTCGGTGTCTTCCTGCATCGCGGCCTTCGCGGCCACGTTGTCGCCGGTCTTGACCCAGTGGCGGAACGTGTCCATGTCGTCGCCGCTGAAGCCCAGGTTCGTCACGCGCTTGATCGACGGCGCGCCCGCGTAGCCGCCCTTGCGGCTGGTCTTGTACTCGGCTTCGATCCTGGCGCGCTCGGCTTCGACCGCGGCCTTGATCTCGTTCTGCTTGGCAGTCTCGGTTTCGGCAGCGATGCGCGCGGCCTCGGCCTTGTCGGCATCGCGCTTGTCGAGCAATGCCTTGAGTTCGTTCTCGTCCATGTTCTTGATTTCCTGTGTAACGGGGAGTTGATCGGGGACAGCCGGGGCGCTCTCGGTCTGCGCGTCATCGCTGGCGGTACTGCCGCCACTTTGCGAGTCGGCGTCGACGCTGAGGTCCGACGTTGTCTTCAGAGACTTCAGGGGAACCGCGAACGTGCGCGGCTCTGCGGGGGTTGGCGTGAAGGATCCATCGAGGCCAAGCGGCCATTGCTTGATCCACGCCGATTTGTTCGTCACGCGCTCGCGCACCACGAGATGCGCGGCGGTGCCAGACGAAAGGCCGAGCTTTCCAGCCTCGCCCATCTGGTACACGGCGCGCTCGTAGGCGTCGCGCATGTTGAGCTGCGCTTCCATCCAAATCCCGATGGGGTCGCGCTTGAGCTGGGCCTTACCGATGACGCGCGGCCCGACGACCTTGTCGAGTCCGTGGTGGTAGTAAACGGCGGTGTCGGTCGCGTCGCCGAAGTCGGTTTGATCGGTGAAGAAATCGCCTTCGAGGTCGGTGTGGTTCGGGTCGCCGAACACCACGAGGTAGCCGCCGAGCTTGCCGTCACCGAGCGCCTT